ACATAAGGAGAATAAAATGGCAGATACAAAGATCATCGTGAACTGTGAAACAGGTGAGGTTCAAGAACTCGAACTGACAGCAGAAGAAGTAGCGCAACGCGAAGCCGATGCCGCAGCCTATGTTGCACAGAAGGCAGCAGAAGAAGCAAAAGCAGAGGCAAAGGAAGTGCTCAAGGCATCGGCAAAGGCCAAGCTCATCGCCGGCGATCCGTTAACAGCCGAAGAAGCAGACATCCTAATCCTTTAATGGGATACAAAGACGGCGATTGCACCCGGGAACCAACCCGGACGATTGACGACGCCGTCGACGAAGTAGAAGCATCGGGGATCTAAGAAAAAACCAGGAGAGAAGAATGGGAATCAGTACCCGACAAGTCACCGTAACCACAGCAGCAACGGCCCTCGTTGACGCGACGGCCGAATCCGAAATGGTCTATTTGCACAGCGTAAGCGGAACTTGCTTCTTAGGAAACAGCGACGTCACTACCAGCACCGGATACCGCATGGATAACGGCGACAAGATCGCAATCGAGAACAAGGCAAACGGAATCTGGGCGATTACGACATCAGGAACCGTCATCATGAACGTGATGGCAATCGGGAAATGACAGCGCAGGATTACGCAGCTTTGACCGTTTCACTTCTTACGATCGGCGGAGCCTTTATCGCGATGACAAGATGGCTCGTCAAGCATTACCTACAAGAATTGAAACCAAATGGGGGCAGCTCAGTCAAAGACCAAGTGAACCGATTGGAAAAGCGCTTAGATGAAGTTTATAGCCTGCTCCTTAGCAACAGCGATCGTCGTAAGCCTTAGCGGATGCGGATACCAGGGATGGGTTCGATATCCATGCCAAGAATATGAAAATTGGAGCAAACCAGAGTGCAAGCCGCCACGATGCGAAGCGATTGGCCAATGCACGAAAGACCTTCTCCCAGAAGTGGACACACAAAATGGCTAGAAAGCGTTTCACCCCCGAAGAACTTCACGCACGCCTGATCGTAACGATTGGCATCATTCTGGCAATCGTATTTGCCGGATCCGTTTTCAGCCTCTTATACGCCTTGCTTTTCATTACGCAACCGATGGCGCAGGCCCCAAACGATGCAGCCTTTATTGATCTAGTTTCCACGCTTTGCGTGTTTCTAACCGGCACGCTTGCAGGAATACTCAGTGCCAATGGGCTAAAATCTAAACCGAAGCAGCAACAAGAAGGGGAAGCAAGTGAACCAACTCGATAAGTTTATCGAAGTGGCCAAAGCAGAACTAGGCTACATCGAAGGGCCTCAAGATAACGAAACAAAATACCAGAAGCCAAAGCAAGCCTGGTGCGGAGCATTCGTAAACTGGTGCGCAAAGCAGGCAGGAATCAAGATCCCAAACTGCACATACACGCCAGCAGGGGCGACAGCATTCATGGACAAGAACGCCTGGACAATTGCAGAGCAAGCAGATCCACAGCCAGGAGATATCGTCTTCTTTGACTTTCCAGGAGACGCGCTCGATCGCATTTCACACGTTGGAATCGTGATCACAAATAACGGCGACGGAACAGTGACCTGCATTGAAGGCAACACCAGCCCAGATAAGAAGGGCGATCAGCGTAACGGTGGCGAAGTTTGCCAGAAGATACGCGCATATAAGAAGAAGAATCGCGGCAAAGTAAAGCCATCGCTGCCAGTATTTATCGTAGGATTTGGCCGCCCTAAATTTAAGGAGATCACAAATGGATAAGAAGAAACTCGAAGCCATCATCATGACCTACCTGCGAGCAGGAGCAGCAGCAATCGCAGCTCTTTATCTTGCAGATCCGAATCGCCCGATCAAGGAATACCTTGCAGCAGGAATCGCAGCAGTAGCAGGCCCAATCTTGAAGGCCATCGATCCTAAAGCAACCGAATTCGGACGCGGAGCAAAGTAGTCGATGAATCGGGGGGATATTCTTCAAGAAGCAGCTCGACTCACAGCCAAAGACCGCCAGAACATCTACGGCGATCCAAGAACGAATCACGTAAGAATTGCAGATTTATGGACGACATATCTCGAGCATCAGATAACCCCACAGCAAGTGGCCATATGCATGGCACTAGTTAAAATCGCACGTTTGATGGAGACAGAGACAGAAGACTCCTTCGTAGATTTAGCGGCATACGCAGCGATTGCCGGCGAGATTGCGACAGATAAATGAACGAAATGATTATCCTCGTACCAACCAGAGGACGCCCGAGCAACGCAGTCGAATTGCTCGCAGAGCATGACAAACTTTCTACACATTCAGACATCCTCTTCGTTATTGACGCAAACGATCCAGAGCATGATCAGTACGAATTGCAAGTCGGCAAAGACAAATGCATGACGATTGAAAATGAAACCCGGGGCATGGCTTACCCAATAAACAAGGCAGCCAGTGCGATCGTAAAGAAGGGCGAATATAAATACTTCGCCTTCCTCGGCGATGACCATCGCCCACGCACAGCCGGGTGGGATTTACTTCTTATCCAGGCGATGGCGAAGCGGCCGTCAATGGCCTACGGCAATGATTTATTCCAGGGCAAACGACTTCCAACCATGATCACGATGACGAGCGACATCGTCAAAGCGCTCGACGGAATGGTTCCGCCAAAGATGAAGCATTTATACCTTGATAACTTCTGGAAGAAACTAGGCGAAGATTTAGGTGCGCTGACTTATCTCGATGACGTTATCGTTGAACACATGCACCCAGTCGCCGGCAAAGCGGAATGGGATGAGGGATACAAGCAAGTCAACGCAACCGAAATCTACGCATTTGACGCGCTCGCTTATCAGAACTACATTCAAAGCGAAGCCTACGAATTACTCAAGCGCAAACTAAGGCCATGAAGCAGCTCATCGCATACTCCTTATATGGCAGCGAAGAGCGATACACGATCGGTGCGATCAAGAACGCAATTCTGGCAACTAGGCACTTCAAAGGATTCACGCTTCGCTTTTACACCGGGGCATCGGTTCCAGAATCCATCAAGCAAACCCTTCGCCTCTTGCCCCACGTGCAGCTCGTAGAAGAAGAAGGGCCAGAAGACCACAGAGCCAAACTCTGGCGCTTTCAGGCTTTGACGGATCAGGAATTCGACGTCGTTCTCAGCCGCGATGCAGACGCCAGGCTCACGCACCGGGAACGAATCGCACACGAAGAGTTTCTAGCAAGCGGCCTCGATTTCCATATTATGAAAGACCATCCCACAGGCCACAATTACAAGATCAGCGCCGGCATGTTTGCAGCTCGTACCAGGGCAACGCCGGCACATTTGGATTATTACGAACCAGGCGATTATTACACCGCCGATCAGGACTGGCTCGCCGCACACATGTGGCCGTTGATCAAGGACAGCGCCCTGATTCACGATGAGACATACGAAACCCCCACAGAAGGCCAGAGCAAGCGCCGGGCGTTCCCGATCGCAAAGAAGGCGACCTTGCACCACATCGGGGCAGCCCTTGAAGCAGACGATCGCTTCGTTTTCAGCATTGACCAAGCGATGGCAAAGGCCGAATCAGGAAGCGACAAATATCTGGCAGAATGGCTCATATGAAGATTTTAATAACAGGAGACGCCGGCTTCGTTGGCCGCGCTTTCCACAGAGCGCTCGATGACAAAGGCCATGAGATCACCGGCATCGACATCGCAAATGGCATCGATTGCAGGGATTTCTTCAAGAAGGACGACACCAGATACGACGTCGTTATTCACCTCGCCGCGATCGTCGGGGGCAGAGCCACGATTGAAGGCGACCCTTTGGCAGTTGCCAGCGACCTCGCAATCGACAGCGACATGTTTCAGTGGGCCGTAAGAACCAAGCCGAAGCATCTCGTCTATTACAGCAGCTCGGCGGCTTACCCGATTTATTTACAGAAGAGCGCCTACAAGCAACGCCTTCGAGAGAGCGACATCAATCTCGACCACATTCGAACCCCAGACTTGAGCTACGGATGGGCAAAATTAACCGGCGAAACTTTGGCCCGATACGCCAGAGCAGAAGGCATCAAAGTCCACGTCTTGCGCCCATTTAGCGGATACGGCAGCGACCAAGACCTCGACTACCCATTCCCATCGTTGATTGCACGCGGCAAAGCAAAACAGGATCCGTTCGACATATGGGGAACCGGCGAGCAAGTCCGCGACTTTATTCACATCGACGACGTCATTGCAGGAACATTTTCAGCGATCACAAACGACATCGAAACTTTGAACCTTTGCACCGGGCGTGCGACTTCATTCATCCAGCTCGCAGAGATGATCATGTTGGCGCAGGGATACCTAGCCCCGATCAGGAAACACCCAGGCAAGCCAAGCGGAGTCGAATACAGAGTCGGCGATCCCACGAAGATGCTTCAGATTTATGAGCCAAAGATCAGCCTAGAAGAAGGAATCGCTAGGGCGCTCAAGGCATAAAAATACCCCTCACAGCCAGGAAACAGGCGGTGGGGGGTATTTCTTGCTATTGAAGATCGGATGGATCGCGGATAGATCGCATCTCCTTTGCAATGACCCGATTACCCCAATAGACAAGGAACCAATTAGGAAGAGTAGGAACACGCAACTCCTTTCTGGGCAGAAGCACGATTAGGAAAGACCACAGGCCAAAGAACAAACCAAAGGCGAACCAGAACCAGATTCGTCTGCCATAGGCGAGCGCCAGGATCCCGGCAACTGGAGCGATAGCCAGATTCCACCAGCTCATCGGATGTAGGCTTTCAGAGCATCCACGATCACTTCGCTGACCGATTTCTCATCGGCGGCAGCCTTAGCTTTAACGGCAGCCCACAGGGAATCAGACACCCGGACAGAACGCATCTTCTTAACGGCCATTGGAGATCACCTCGTCAATCATGATCGAGCAGGATCCATAACCAGAACCAGTCCAGCAGACATCGCGAGTGGCATACGTGAACAGGCTCAGCAGGAGCAAGCCGATCACGATTGCCACTGCGCGGCGTCGGCGCACAAACTTCGGATTCATCTTCATTATTCGCCTCTCAATGCAGCTAGATATGAAGGAAGAGCAGACAAGACATTCACCATGACCGCCTGCATCAATTCAGGATCCTGAGCCTGGGCCGCGTCAACAAGATTGCGACCAGCCAGCTCCATCCCATCGCTAATATCCATAAGCAAAGACTTCATTGCACCCATTTATTTACCCCTTAATCGATTTTGGATAGTGACCGTTTATCTGAATATATTCAGCCAGAGAAACGACGCCTTTATATTCCAAGCAAGGAACGCAGTGCGATCCGTTTGTAACGCGAGCATCACAGAAAATGCAATACAACTCGAGTGCCGGCATTTACTTCACCTCAAATTCTGAATGCTTTGGAAGACAGAAGACGCAGATATCCATCCAGTAGCGCTCGCCATTTGGATGTTGATATTGGCGCTTGAAGATCGCCTGCCAGCGACCATCGCAGGCAACGCAATCTGGTAAGCCGGCAACCTTTGTCATAACTGGATTGATAAACATCACGCACCAGCCTTTAACTTGTTAGAAGGATGATCAGGAGAATTCCAGGGAACGCAAGTCTCGCAGACTAGATTCTCGCCACCGATAAGATGCGTAAAGTAGAGCGACCAATTGCCAAGCGGAGTGCGATGTGACCATGCCTTCGGCTTTGCTTTAATTGCGGAACCAAGATATGTACCTGTGTGTTCTTCGCAAAGAACGTCGCCATTATCAGAAACCCATAGACGCTGAGACATTAGAGCCACTCCTTCGCGATCGCAACCAGAATAGAAGATGAAACCATTTCACCCTTGAATGAAACTTGAGCAGCAACACCGTAGCGCTCGAACTTATACATATGAAGAACATTATCTTCAAGAGCAAAGCGAACTCCGTTATGAAGAGCGCCAGCGATAACTTCATTCATTGCACCTGGAAGAAACACATCGCAACCGCCGAAAATATTGTCAACAGGAACATCGCATTCACCAGAGATCGCTAACTCGGTAGCAGCGTCAATCATTGCATTCTCTAGAATTTCAACTAACATTTTATACCCCCCTCGGTTTGGAGCATTTCCCCTTTACCGATGAGAGAATCTTTGCATACGTCAAGACAAATGACCAGACAAAGACACGCCTGAATCCTGTGAGTTTTATCCACAGCCCCGGCAAACTGAGCGTGAAACACCCGGCTACGGCGTGGCGGATGACAGAATCAACAGCCAGCCCCCACAATTGGCAACGACAAGGCCGCAAGGCCCCAAGACAGCAGGGGGAACCAGATGGAACTACAGCTGATCATCGGAGCATGGATCGCAGCGACCGCGATCATCACAGCATTATTCTTGCGATGGGAAAATGACCCACTCGAAGAACAGATCCGTGAAGCGATGCAATACGAAAGCAAACAGCAGAAGACTGCAAAGGCAATCCGTAAATGAAATATCGCGAGCCTTTATTTTCAGTACATGGCAACGAAGGTCGCCTGGCGCTTTATCTAGAAGAACAAGATGCCGTCGTCGATTTAATAGAAGAAACCGGAAATGAAGTACACCCGGATTACATTGCAGACTTGGCACTTTACGGAAAGATGCAAAATCTCAAGACACAAGAAGGCTTCGATAGATATTCCAAACACCGCGACAAACTAGATCCGACAGTTTTACTCATTGCAAACATGAGTCGCGACGAAGCCCTGAATTTGGCAGAACAAATCCTGATCACAGTAAGAGCGATGGCAGAAACACCAGCTCCACGATTGGAAATCGTAAAGTAAATGGCAAATCCAAACGGACGCAAAGGCGCACTTTTTGAAACAGATGTGATGAGATGGCTGCGTTCCGTTGGCGCGATCGCTGAACGTTTGACCAAAGCCGGTAGCAAAGACGAAGGCGACATCGTCGCGATAGTTGCAGGCAAGACATACATTCTGGAATTAAAAAATCGAAAGAACATCTCACTCCCGGCGTTCTGGGAAGAAGCAACGACAGAAGCAAACAATTATGCAAAGGCGAGAGGACTAGAGCAAACTCCGCCGGCATACGTCATAATTAAGAGACGCAATGCAGGAATTGAGAAGGCCTGGGTTGTTGAAAACTTAGAGCAGTGGGTTCAGCGCCATGATTAGAACGACGCAACATCTTCCACTCGTGCAGCTCTTCGAGAACGCAGCATGCGCCGAAATTGAAAATCTAGATTATTTCTTCCCGGAAGGGAAAGTAGAAGAGGCAGAGCGCCTCCCAAACCTTCGCAGAATATGCGCCGGTTGTATTGAAAGAAAGGAATGCTTGGCATACGCCATCAAAGAAGAGATCCCACATGGCATCTGGGGCGGTAAGACACCGTCCGAGAGGGGCCAGAACTTGCAACGCGATCAGAAGACGGAGCGCCAGAAGCGCATCATCAAGCTACGCAATCAAGGAATCTCGACAGACGAAATCGCCAGAAAAGTAGGCATCAGAGTGACCCAGGTATATCGGATCTTTGCTGAAGCAAACAAGGCGAGAAAGCGAGAAGACCAATCAAACCAGATCAGAAATACTCAGTCCGCCGATTTATCTTCATCATTGGAATCACAACGGTGACAAGCACGATAGCGGCCGGCATCTTTACACCGACCCCGGCAAACCCGGTGGTTTACGAGCCTCGGACAGCGATGCAACACATCAATCCGAAAGCGCTCGCTCGAGAATTGCTGGAGCCACAGCAATATAAATGCTTCGCGCAATTAATCGGCAAGGAGAGCGCGTGGCAATCCGTCAATAACCCCGAAAGCTCTGCAAAGGGCGTAGGGCAACTCCTTGCCGGCACATACAAAAATCTAGGGATGCGACACCCGGAATCCAGAGTGAGCCAAACAATCGCAGCCCTGGCCTACATCGGCAGACGATACGGATCCGGCGGCCCCTGCGCAGCTTGGTCACATTGGCAAGAGAAGAAAACAAAGACCGGCTACGGCTGGTATTAGGGGGAATGCATGACAATCGAAATAGAACATGGCGTCGTTGATTTTGACGACGGAGTGGGCCAATGGTTGCGCCAATACAAAGAAGCGCAGGCAGAAGCAAAGAAGTGGGGCGAGATCGCAGACATAGCACGCTCGCACCTTGAAGCAGCGATGGGAGATGCCGAACTTGCGATGTACCAGAATCGCCCGGTGATCCGTTGGACTCGAGTCGAGAGTAAACGCTTCGACACAAAGCGAGCTAGGGAAATCCTTCCCGAGCAAGTTATCGAAGCCCTTGAAACGATTTCAGTTTCTAGGCGTTTCACGATCGTGGAGCAAGAATGAGCCTGCCTACGATTATCCCAAACCCCGGCATCATTGAAGATCCAATCTTCACGCCTTACGAAGACGACGAAGAGGACGACGACTAGATGTTCGTATCACCGCACGCACCAGGCAAAGCCCTCGGCGATGAATTGGCAGCAATCATCACGAAGGCAGGCACATGGACACCGAGATCAAAGCAGGTCTACATCGGCCCATCTGAGATCGGACACGCATGCACCAGACGCATCGCTTACAAACTCCTCGACTGGGATAAAGCAAACGAGATCCCCGGCGGCGGAAACTGGGCGGCGCAAGTCGGCACAGCGATCCATGCGCACCTGGCGGAAATCTTCGGCAAACTTGAAGATTACGAAGTCGAGCAGAAGGTCACCATTCGAGCCAATCTCACCGGCACAGTGGACTTATTCGACAAGCGACGCGGCATTGTTATGGATTGGAAGACCACAAATGCAACGCAACTTGATAAGCGACGCAAGCAAGGCGCGACC